GCCTGATCCGCCAGGCCTGCCAGCCCGGTCTGGGCCTGGGTTGCCTCGCCCTGCCCCATGGCCACGATGTTCTGAAGGCCTGTGACCTGCTGGTTCTCCTGCTCGAACTGGGCTCGCCCAAGCGTCTCGCCCCCCGCCTGGGCGGTATCCAGCGACAGGCCGCTCATGGCGCCCTGATAACGCCCACTGGAAGGGTCGATGCCGCCCTGCTGGAGCTGCTGCCCGGCCTGCTGGCGAAGGTCGCTGCCTGCTTGCTGCTGGCTCTGCATGGTGCGGCCGCGGATATAGCTCATACGGCCGGCGTCGGTCATTTCGCCGACCGACTCCATGTAGGCATCTTCCAGCGGGGCCAGGCGCTCCTGGGCGAAGTTCCACTTCTCCGCCGCTACCGCCGCCAACTGACGCTGCTCAGGGGTATCCTCAACAGTGTTATCGCCGCCTCCGCCGCTCATTGGTCGCCTCCTTCAAGCTCGGTCAGGTAATCGTCGAGGCTGTCCTCGTGGAAGTGCTGGCGAATCGCCACACTGACGCTATTCATCCAGGTCTCGCCGCCCAGCAGATAGGCGCACTGAATCACCAGGCTGGTCAGCTGGTCGCGAAGCACAAAGGCCAGGGTGCGGTGGTGTTGATCGCCATCGCGCTCCAGGGCGACGCTATCGCGCCAGTCCTGCAGGGCGCCTGCCATCAGCGGGCGAAGGTAGAGCTCGTGCTGGCGATAGAAGGGGTTGGCCGGCAGCTCGATCAGCGCCTGCCAGAAGGCAGACATGATGATCTCGTCGCTGACCGGGCGGTCGCGATCGATCAGATCATCTAGGGTCTGGGAGATGCGAAACAGCGTCTCGCAGAAGGCCACGGCTGCCGGATTGTTCGGCAGCACACGGCACAGGAAGGCGTGTTCATCTTGGCGGGGCATGGGCACCTCACGGTGAGCCAGTTAGCGGGTAGTGTAGCAGAGGAGAGGGGGCGGTTTCGCGCCTAGCGCAGCATCACCAGCTTGTTGCTGTGCCCGGTGATGCCGGCATAGGAGGGGCTGGCGAGCCACTTCAGGTGCCCTTGGTAGGCGGGATTGAACTGGTGGTAGACCCAGCTTTCGCCATTCCATGCGGGGCTTACGCTATCGTAATAGCTGGTTGCCCAGAAGTAGGCCGTGGCGCGATTGTGCGTCCGGTGACGGATCTCGCTGACATAGTCGTCGGCGTGGTGGCGAACCAAGGTTATATACTTGGTGCACAGCACCTTGGCCTCGGCGTGGACGGTATAGCCCACGACCACATAGCCGTAAGTTGGCTCAGTGACCCACTTGTAGACATAGCTGTAACCGCACACCCGCTGGTTTACGTAGCGGCCTGAAGAGTAGTCGTAGACGTACTCATACCGGCAGTTGTACTCGTAGACCTGCCTGTAGACTTGGCGCGTCCCGGTCTGCTCCCAACTTCTGTGATCGTAGTACCAGGAGTTGTTCTGCGTCTCGTACTCGAAGGTCGGCGTGGCCGGCGAGTTGAGCAGGTAATAATGCCCACGCATGGGCAGGCGCGACGATCCGATGTAGTAGCGCGAGTTCTTGACGTCGGCGTAGCGGTGGTCTGAGTGGAACGTCTGCTTGCCGCTTGCGCTGTAGACGATCATCCCCCAGCCATTGGCGGGAAGCGGGTAGGCGTCCTGGTAGGTGCGCCAGTAGAAGCGCCCGCTACCACGCACGTAGAGGCGCACCCCGGTGGTGCCATAGGCATCATTGGTGTAGCTCAGCAGTGCCACGTCCAGCCCGGGATGACGAGCCGCCACGACCAGCGACGCCACGCCACGACTTTCCAGCGTGAGCACGTGGTAGCCGGTGCTCAGCCAGCGAGACCCCTGCTTTCGGAATATCAGGTTGTCGAAGTCCTGATCGATGGGCAGGCGGCCGAAAATACCTTGCGTCTCGACACCCCAGCTCATGACGCCTCCGGCATGTAGCCAAACACCACGATGCGGCTGCGGCTGCGACGCGGCGATGCCCACGCTTCCAGCTCAGAGACCTGGGCATCGCTGGAGATCGCCGGCGCCCAGCTCAGGGTGCGGGTGCTGGCGGTATAGGTCAGCCGGTGCGGTACATGGCGCATGTGCTGGTCACCGTCCAGCGGGATTGCCTGGGCGACAAAGTCCATGGTGCCGGGAATGTTGAGCCGAGCGCTGCCGCTGTCATTGCGCCCCACGACCCTCGACATAATCAGCGTGGTCAGACGCGAGGTAAGCTCGAAGGTGACGTCGCCGCCGGGCGCGCGAACCTGAATGCCAAAACTCATAGCCTGCCGATCCTCACCCGGAGGCGACCATTCTCGTCATAGACCGAGATACGGTCGCCGCGTTGTTCCATGCGCCCACCGTTGCCGGTAGAGTTAAGCTCGAACTCGCCGTCACGATCGAGGCGCCAGGCCGGGCGGCCATTGCTTCCCGCGCGCGAGGAGCTGAGATCCCCCAGCACCTGGCCGAAGCCGATACGCAGTGAGTCCACGTCGATAGCGTCGGCACGCAGCAGCCCCGCCACGGTAGTGATCGGGCGGCCTGCGTTGTCGAAGATCTTGCCGATGGTGATCGGCCCCAGCTTGCCCTCCTGGATCGAGGCATCACGGATCATGGCCACGTCGATGTAAGTCTTGCCACCGACCACCATGAACGGCTTGGTCTTGTCGTCCTCGCTGCGGCCTATCCAGAAGCGGTCCACGTCGAAGGCGGCATCCACTCGGGTGCCGTCGTTGTAGACGCCGAAGCCACCGATCAGTCCGTTGGCCTGCACCTGGGCGGTATAGGCCGCGCCCATGGCGACCAGCTCATCATCGATGCGCTCCACCTCGGTGGTCAGGCGGGTCTGAGCCAGCGCGATGTCATCGCCCAGCTGAGCCTGGGTGGTATTGATCTGCTCGGCCAGCGCACCGTCGGCCTCGGCGCGAGCCTTCTGCTCCTCCTGAATGGCCGCGGTGATCGCCGGAAGATCCTCCTCGGTGGTCGCCGGCTGAATGTTCACCAGGTCGATCAGCACGCCCTTGCCGCTGCCGCTGGTGTCTGCCCAGAAGCCGATGTAGTCGGCGCCGCCGTTATTGGCCTCGGGCACGTCCCACAGGAACTCGAACAGCGACCAGGTGCTGTTGACCGAGAAGCGCTGCCAGCCGCTGTTGCCGACGTCCGCGGTGGAGTAGGCGACGGCGAACTGTGATGCCCCATCGGTAGGCGCCTGTCGCGCATAGCCCGTCACACGAATGCGCCGCCCGGCGAAGTTGAGTGCCAGGCTTTCCGGCACCTTGGCCGACACCGTGCCCGGGCGACCCGATGCCAAGGGTTCCCCTCCGGAGTGCCTCATCAGCGCCGCCTGGTCGCCAGCATACGACGAGGCATACCCCTGGATGGTGCCTCCCGTTTGCGTTGTCCAGCGATCGAAGTCGGCGCCCGGCTCGAAGCTCGATACCCACATGGGCGTTGCATCCAGGCGGGCCGTCAGGCTACTGACAGCAGACGCCAGCGCGCTATCGGCATCGGCGCGCGTCTGCTGCTCGTTGGTGATCGCCGACTCGTTGTCGGATACCCGGCTGCGCAGCGTGGTGACGTCCTGGGTGATCGCGCTGTCGGCCTGGGTGCGCGCCTGACGCTCCTGGGCGATAGCGGCCTGGGTCTCCTGAGTGGTTCGCGCGTAGTAGGTATCGATGGAGCGGCTCAGGGCGCTGTCCCCCGAGACGCGGGCCTCGCGCTCCTCGGCAAGGTCGGCGGCCACCTCATCCTTGGCAACGGTCAGGCTGTCGATGCGTCGCCCCAGCGCGGCATCCTCGGATTGACGCGAGCTGGCCTCGGATTGAATGGCCACCTTGCGCGCCGACTCCTCCTCCTGCAGTGCGTCGATGCGGGCCTCGGCCTCGGCCTCGATCGCCTGGATGCGAGCCAGCGCCTCCTCGCGGATACGCTGCGCCACCGAGCCGGTGAGGTCGTCAGGGCCGTCGATCAGGTCGATGCGGTCGTTCAGCCTATCGGCAAGCTCCGACTCGCTGAGCTGGCCGCTGATGATGGAGAGCACGTACTCCATGTCGGCCAGCGGTTCGGCATAGGTGCCGTCGGCGCTATTGGGCGGTCCCTCGACGCCAGCCGTCGAGGTGAAGGTGACCCAGTAGTAGTAGCCCTTGATCGTCTCTGGGTCCTGGGGATCTACCGCGTCATCGCGCACCACATCGCTGTACAGCATGCCCGGGTCGAGGCCGATCACCTCGGCATTGGCGAAGTTATCGGCTTCGCTGCGGTAGATGTTGGTGTAGGCGTGGTTGGCGTAAAGCTCGAGAGGGTTGTTCCACGTCAGGTTGACCATGCCGTAGAAGCTGCCCTCGGCGCTGAATCCCTCCGGGGCTGGCGGCTTCGCCATGTCAGGCGCGGGTGGCGCGAATCCTGACTCCAGACTGCCGTCCATGTTGGCGCGCATGCCGGACTTGATCTTACCTATGCCGCTGTCGATCAGGTCGCGCATGGTGATCTTGCGGTCCAGCGGGTTGCCGCGCACCCCCTCGCCGGTCTCGATGATCTCGGTCATCGCGGTGATCAGCGGGCGAAGCTCGCTCGGCATCTTGGGCGATGCCGGCGGTAGCGTCTTGCGTCGTTTCATTCAGGCACCTCACGGTGAGCCTATCGGGTCAGACCAGCTCGGCGGGGCTGGTGGCTACCTGCACCGAGTGTACCTCCCCCTGGCCTTCCAGCTCGATCTCCCAGTCTCGGCTCAGGGTATGGCCGGCAGGCAGACGGAACATGCTGGGCCCGGGAACCTCATGCTCGAGCACGGTAGCGCCGTCGGCGAACAGGCGTAGGGTCACCGGGTAGTCGCGCGCAATCACCTTGGCGCAGGTGAAGCCCGCCGCCCCGGGTGGTACCTCATGCAGACGCGACCGCCAGCGGTAGGTCAGCGGGTCACCCTTGCCCCAGGCGGTGATGCCTCCCTGCTGGATCAGGTAGAGCGTGTCGTCGGCGATGTCGTAGTAGCCAGCCTCGGCGGCGAGGTCGTAGAACTCGATGCCCTCGCCGGGCGTGAAGGCGAAGCAGCCGCCCTCGTAGAAGGCCAGGTAGCGGCCGTCGTAGCGGTAGGCGTGGATCGTCTCGGGCTTCAACGCCTGCCACTGCTCGCGACTGAGCACCTCCCGGGTGGCCACCCTTGCATCACGACCGGCAGCGGCCACCAGGCCGTCAGGCGAGGCGTAGAGCGCGA